ATGCGTGTCTTCACTGACTCACTAATCGTAGTACGGAGTGCCTCAACGAGTGCCTCCTTGCCTTCCTCCATGACCAGTGTCTGGCCCTCGGTCAGTGCATAGTGAGTCATGTTGGATGGAGGTGTCGGGTGATTTGCCATCTGTGCCTCCTAGTTCGTCAGCACTGCATGAGTGCGATATGCCCGCCACAGACACCACTGCCCCTGCCATACCACACGGCTACCGACTGCATCGGTGTCCCATGGCGCAGTGAGTTCTTTCACACGCATGTTGACACCACGTAGCATATGCAGACGCAGATACGTGTCGTTGATGAAGTAGGCATAGTTGACTGGGCAATCCTCATCGTACATCATGGGAATGCCGTTGTGGAGACAGCCTTCAAAGCCGAGGTCAAACATCCGTTTGCCAGCCTTGCCTTCAGTCAGTGGCATCGTGAACTTGTCACGTACTGCTTGCCTGTAGATGCGATAGATGTTACGTCCTACAAGGATGACAGATGGCTTGTCGCCCTTCAGTGTAAGGTCCATCAGCACATCGTCGAACACCTCTTCGATGTTCGTGCTATCCATACCACCTGCAAAGATGTATGCAGATGTACGCCACTGCGTCTCTACAGCGCGCGATAGACCACCCAGGCTGCCAGTAGTAGGATCAGTAGGTATGAGAGCCAGAAGGCCATTCGGATCAGTCCCACCACCGAAGCCATAGAGGTATGTGGAGAACTTGTCCTTGATAGACTCTTCGAGTACATTCATCTTCTCCTTCATCAGTTTGAAGATGGCTGTCTCGCCCTTGTTCTCGTCCTCCTCTTGGTCCGAGATTATGACGGTACCGGCCACGCGGCTGTAACCGTACTCGATAGTAGTAAATTCGTCCGTCTGATTGACGGGTACTGGACTGTAGTAGCGATAGGAAGTGATGTTTGGATTCCGTCCAACGGTAAGAGGGTTGGTGATGTTGTAACCACCAGTTTCGTATTCAACACGGTCATTGGCAAACACCCATGCCATCAGCGAGTTGGACTTGATACTCGCCATCACCAGCCGACGCCTACTCTTCGTCAGTGTACTGTTGAGTACAGTGTTCAGGATACCATTCGTGACACCGAGTGCCATTTACCTACTCCATCAGTTGATTCGCAAACCACTTTCGTTCATCGCGTCTGCAATCATGTCTGCCCACGATGAGTTCTCATTGTGTTGCCGTCCACCACCACCATTCATGGCGTGTGTTGTGTTCGGCGCTGCACCACGTCCAGGCATTGGGCGTGTAGTCGATTGCTGTGTGGTCTGCTGGGGAGTAGGCTGCTGACCTGCCTGCTGATTTGCCATCTCGATCTGTGGCTTCAGCGGCTGAGTCCAATCCAGTCCATTTTCGTGTGCCCACCGTATCATCTTGGTGTAGGCGGTCTGGATAGAGAGTCCTGGCTGAGACTGCAACATCTCGGTCAGCACGTCAAGGTTCGAATTGGCCTCCTGATTGTCACCGAGGAAGCTGTTGAGTTCCTGCTCTGCCTGTTGTCGCATCCTCTGCTGTTGTGCTGTCTGCTGATGCTGCTGTGTAATCGGCTGCATCTTGCTGTCGATCATCCTACCAATGGCAGTCATGTCCATGCCAGGACTGACACCTTGCTCTAGGAATGGGATCGGGTAGCCTTTTGCCTTCACCTCAGACACTAGGTATTCAAGTGTACGCACTGGATCACGCATGAAGTCAGACATGACACGCAGTGCCACCATCTGGTCTTCTGGCTTCACATTGAGTCGTGCTGCCTCTCTAGTCACCTCGCCCACTTGCTGAACGAAGCCTTGTAGCTGGCCTACCTGCTGCTTGAGTGTCTCGTTCTCTCTGAAGTGTCGCTGTCCTTCTTCGAACACACGACGCTCGATACCACCCTTCGCTACTGTCCTACCTGTGACGGGATCAACTAAGTCTCTAACACGGGGATTATCAGCGTTTGGCTGCTCAATGAGGCCATCGTGTCTACGCCTGAACGCTTGTTGCGGTTTAGCTGCGTCAGTTCCGCTGCTCTCGCTATCTGTTTGAGTAGGCTGCGCTGATGTTGCGGGACCACTCTCACTTGTCCCAGACGTTTGCGGTGCATCAGTTGCTGGGCTACTCGTAGGCGTGGCATCTGCTGTGTCCTCTTTGAAGTCGGGTATCGTGCTAAGGATTGAGTCCTCTGTGTTTGATCCGCTCATGCTGCTTCCCCTTGTGGCTGTGGTTGTCCACCGCCTTGCTGTTGCGCCATCATCCGCTTGAATATCTCAGCAGGAGGTACACCCTGTGCTAGTGCTGTACCAATTGCTTGAAGAACAGGTGGTGGCAATTGCTGCAACGCTTGCACTACCATCGCAGCAACCTGCATATTGTCGCCGCCACCACCTGCCTGCGCGCCACCTTCACGTGGAGGGGAGGAACCACCACTCTGCCCAGGAGCGCCGCCCTGCTGTGATTGAGCCATCATCATCACCTCCTGCTCAATCGCATCCCAATCCTCTTTGCTAATCATGAAGTTGTCGAATGCCTTACTCATCATGTTGAGTGTAGCCTTCAACGATGCAGCAGGTGCGGCACGTACATACTGAGCCAGCACTTGGCCAATCTGCACAGCCTCTTGCTTCTTCTGCTGTGTAGTCAGCTTCTGAGTGCTTCCTCCAACAACTGATACTGACATCTGCTGGAAGTCTCGCAGGTTGTCGAGTGGCCGCCAGAAGGGTGCCACGTCCATACCAGTGAGTTGGCCCGCTGTTTCAGTGTCCATAAACCGCAAGCACAGTTGTGCGATCTTCCATCCCACGTCGCCAAGTGCATCTTCGATGGCATCCAACCGCATGTCCATACGCATGTTGCCCATCGTGGAATAGTAATCAATAGCACGATTGGTCGTGTTGGTTTTGAACTCTCCTCCACGCTCCACCTCATTCGTAGATGCAATGCGATCCACAGACTTGTACAGGTCTGTCTTATCGAACAACTGCACGAAGTTCATGCTAGGAGGCACCAGCGACACGACAATCTTGTTCATGTCAACTTCAAGTGGAACATCCAATGGTATGGCAGTTGCCTTGTCACCTGTCAGGATGTTCTCTACCATCTCCGCAGTGATGCCTGCATTCTTGTTGTAGAAGATGTTGCGGCGTGCCCACAGCAATGCACGACGACGCTCATCATTTATCTCGTTGATCTGGTCCTGCTGATCGAGGTAGTAGCTGACCTCACCTGTTGCATACACGCCAACAGGGTTGTCGTGGAACCATAGCGGTGTGAGAGGAAAGAAGCCCTGCAATTGGTACGGGTCATCCCATACCCAGATAGGCCACTTCCAGTCGTTGTCTGCGTATAGCTCTACACGACGTGTGACCTTATCCCATACCTTCCATACCTTCGTGTAGCACGCCTTGTCGTATTCATCTTTGCTGTTGTAGCCATACGTATCGTAGTTCGTATTGCGGCTGAACAGTGTGAAGTCGTCTTCACCACCATCGCCGGTCGATCCACTGTTGAGGATGTGCGTAGGCTCGAAAATACACAGCATTGATGTACTCAGTGGACAACAGATCACCGATGATAACCCAATTGCAGTCATTCAGATACGGGTCTTGTCGATTACCATCTGTCAGCACCTCATGTGGCAGATGTATCCGCACAGTAGGGCCACTTGGCTGTAGGAACTCGATCTTCTGCTCCAATGCCTGAAGTTTGCCCTCTATCTCCCTGATAACCTTGTCATCTTTGGCAGCAGCCAGTTCATTCGACAACTGCATCAGGTCTGTCATGGCCTGATCGCTGCTCATGTCCCGCTTGATGTATCCTGTCTCAAACCATGCCATGTTGGTCAGCAGTGCGACCAGTACGTTCTTCTTAGCCTTTGGCTTGATGTTCACGCCTGGACTGAACTTCATAGCGAAGATAACGTCGATCAGCTTCTGCAAACACCGTGCAAAGGCATCTACCGTCTCATCAACCTCCTCACTAAGAGTCGGAGTCGCAGACACAGAGACGATAGGATTCTTCGCATATAGCTCTGGCACCTGTGCTGTGACATTCGCGAACACGATGTTCTCAGTCGTAGAGAACGTCTCACTCATTCCACGAGCTAGGTGTGTAGTGGCACTAGACCTACCACCTGTGCTGTTCCTATGATCCTGCTGGTCATGGTTGTAGTACTGAATCGCATCATCCCACGACTCAATGTACTTCTCCATTGCCTTCTGGGCTTGGTCGCGCCTACTCCTCCACACACCACCACGCTTAGAGGACACAGGTATCCTACTATCCGGCATCATCTTGTAGACAGGTGGTGCTGTCTCAGGAGTCAGGCCAAGACCGTCCTGTTCCAGAGACTTCTCTAGTGGATCAGGTGCAGCCTCAAACTCTGGCTTCTCAGGATCGTAGGAACCACTCATTCTAGTTCAACCTTATCGGTTGCAGAGGAATGCCACCAAGCAATACACTGAGCAGCACCAACAAGAAGATAACTGCCACAACCACTTGTGCTACCTGACCAAACGGTGCAGGCAACGGGATCAGTGTGATGATCCACCATACAAGGCCAAAGATGATGACCAAGAATAGCAGCCATATAAGGAGTGTAATCATGGAGCTTTCCTCCCTGCCTTTCGTCTAGCATCAATACCTGCCTGAATGGCATCGGCATCTTTCTCTCTATTCGTTAATATATTTGAGTAGCGTTCATCGGCCTGTGCAGAAGGGGAACCAGCCTTTAGTTCATCGTACGCCTTGAATTGGCGCTTAGATGCTGCTGCATCGTAATTCCAGAACGAACTGTTCTCTGTCCGCTGCCTAATCTCTTCTAGTAGGTCCATCATGTGTGTTCGTCGTACATCATCCCATGTATCCTGTCTAGGCAACTGCTGTGTAGCAGGATCAGATGGATTGAAGACAGGGAAGTTGCCTGTATCTGGCTCTACCTTGTAGTAGTACCTGTAGTCCTTCATGCTATCTTTCGGAACTCTAAGTCCACTACTTGGGTCCTCCATCCCTCTC